GATGAAGATTTGATTTATGGAGAAGATACAGTAAAGCTTTATAATGCTGCATATTCAATGGAAATGTACATTCAATCGGTTGCTGGATTTGAAGGTCCTGGCGAATTCTTTAGCAAGTTTGGTCTAGAAATTAGAGAGTCCCTTAGAGTAACTGTTGCTCGTCGCACATACGAAAAGTATGTTCCCGTCGCAACATATCCAAGACCTCGTGAAGGAGATCTTGTTTATATTGCAGCTTTTGCCAATTTATATGAAATCAAGTATGTGGAAGAAGAAAGAAACTTCTATAGTCTTGGTCGTCGTCCTCCACTATTTTATTACTATGAATTGAGTATGGAATTGTACAAATTTTCAAATGAAAGATTTGCAACGGGCGTCAAGGAAATTGATGATGTTGGTCGCGCATATTCGTATACCCAAAACATGGCAATGGTCGCTGGAGGAACTGGCGCATACAAGAGAGAAGAGATTGTGTATCAGGGTTCAAGCCTAGCATCAGCAACATCGACTGCGATAGTGAAAAATTGGTTCCCATCAAACAATATGCTACAATTGATCAATATCAAGGGTACTTTTTCTACAGGAGCTAATGTCATTGGATCAACATCAAATGCCAACTTCACATTGACTACATTCAATAGACAAGATTTCGACGGAGTATCTGAAGAATTGACAAACAATCTTGAGATACAAACTGATGCAAATGGCATCATTGATTTCACCGAAACTAATCCATTCGGAGAACCTTGATGTCTGGAATATTTGGCAATCATTTCTATCATCGTATCACACGAAAAATTGTTGTTGCATTTGGATCACTATTCAATGAAATTCAACTTGTGCGATACAATAAGGCGGGAACAACGGAACTTGAGCGTGTTCTTGTTCCCATAGTATATGCACAGAAAGAAAAATTCTATAGTCGCATAAAAGGTGACCCAAATTTGCTAAAAAGCATTCAGGTAACACTACCTAGAATGTCTTTTGAAATCTCAGGCGTCGATTATGATTCTTCTAGAAAACAAAGTAGCATGATACGAAACACAAATCTTGCTACTGCTACAAATACAACTCAAAAAACACAGTACATGGGCGTTCCATATAATTATGATTTTAGTCTTTCAATATATGTTCGTAATATTGAAGATGGTTGGCAGATTGTAGAACAAATCTTGCCGATTTTCAATCCCGACTATACCATGACTCTAGATCTTGTTAGCACAATGGGTATCAAGAAAGATGTTCCGATCATATTGAAGTCTGTTAGATATACTGTTGATTCTGAAGGACCACACGATCAAGATGCAACTCGTGTTGTCATATTTGATTTGACATTTACGGTCAAAGCAATGCTATTTGGTCCTATTTCAGATTCCAAGATCATTAAAAAAGCAAATACGAATATGTATGGTACATTCTCAAGCGGAACATCTGGTGGTTCTTCGATATATGTTCTAGATCTTCAATCGGGGGGATTTAGTTCGTTCAAGACCGGAGAAACAATTTGGCAAGGCACTTCATATGAATTTGCTGATGCAAAAGCTGAAGTCATTGAACATGATACATCAAATAGAAAGCTATACATAAAAAATGTGTATGGATCGAAAAATTCGTTTGGTGCTTTTGTAAGTAATGTAGAAATAACTGGCGCGTCATCTGGAGCTAATTGGAATGTATCAAGTTCGTATGTTTCAAATATCAAACTGGTAATTGCAACAGTTGTTCCAGATCCAACAACTGCAAATGTGAATAGCGACTTTGGATTTACGGAAACGATAATAGAATTTCCCAATACACTAGGATTATAATGAGCAAGATTGATGATAATTTGAGTGAGATATTGAATATCGAACCAGTAAAGAAACAGGAAGTAGTTCCTGTTCAAGTAGAACCTCAAAATGACACGCAGACAGATTATGATTTGAGTCGTCAGACAATTCGTAATCTTGTTAGAAAAGGTGAAGAAGCACTTGATGAATTGCTTTTTGTTGCAAAACAGAGCGAAAGTCCAAGGGCATATGAAGTTGTTGCTGGTATGATAAAGAACATATCAGAAGTGACAAAAGAGCTAATTGATCTACAAAAGAAAATGAAAGAGTTGAATGAAGAGAATCCAAAATCTTCTAGCGGCGTAAATGTTCAAAATGCTGTATTTGTTGGATCAACAGCAGAACTTCAAAAATTACTAAGACAAAACAAAGAACAACAGACCGATGGCTGATACTATTGCATATATGTCCAATCCAAATCTTAAGCGCGCAGGCGTCAAGATTGAATGGACTGAAGACCAAGTCAAGGAATATGTCAAGTGTTCGGAAGATCCTGTTTACTTTGCATTGAACTACATCAGGATTGTCAACGTTGACGAAGGTCTTGTTCCTTTCAAGATGTGGAAATTTCAGAAACACATGCTTGAAACATTTCACAAGAATCGTTTTGTCGTTTGCAAAATGCCTAGACAGGTTGGTAAATCTACAACAATCATTGCATATCTTTTACATCAGATTCTATTTCGTGATAACACAAGCGTTGCAATGCTTGCAAACAAAGGATCAACTGCTCGCGAACTATTGAGTCGTCTACAGCTTGCATATGAAAATTTGCCAATTTGGTTGCAACAAGGAATTGTGACCTGGAACAAAGGTAACATTGAACTTGAAAACGGATCAAAAGTTCTAGCTGCTGCAACATCATCAAGCGCGGTTCGTGGTGGATCATATAACATTCTGTTCCTTGACGAATATGCGTTCGTACCAAACAATCAAGCTGATCAATTCTTCAATTCTGTGTATCCTACGATTTCTTCTGGTAAAACATCTCAGGTTCTTGTTGTATCTACGCCTAACGGTCTAAATCATTTCTATCGTATGTGGGCGGATGCAACTAGCAAGAGAAGCAATTATGTTCCGATTGAAGTTCATTGGTCCGAAGTTCCGGGTCGTGATGAAAGATGGAAAGAAGAGACAATAAGAAACACATCAGTTGATCAGTTTAGAGTCGAGTTTGAAACTGAATTTGTCGGTTCTTCTCATACATTGATATCTGGAGCAAAACTCAAGACACTGGTATTCAATAATCCAATACGTCAAGATGGTAGATTGGATATAATCGAAGAGCCAGAAAAAGGTCATACATATGTTGTTACAGTTGACGTTTCTCGTGGTCAAGGACTTGACTATTCGGCATTTTCCGTATTTGATGTAACGAGCATACCATACAAACAGGTTGCAAAATATAGAGATAAAGAGATCTCTCCTCTACTATATCCAACTTTGATATTCAATGCAGCTACGGCTTATAATAATGCTTATGTGTTAGTTGAAATCAATGATATTGGTCAGCAAATATCTGATATTATACATCATGAACTTGAATATGAAAATCTTGTCAAGATACAAATCAAGCCTAGACAAGGTCAACAAATGTCATTTGGCCACACGAAAAAGATACAATTTGGTGTCAAGACATCTGTCGCTACAAAGAGAATTGGTTGTTCAAACTTAAAAACATTGATTGAAAGTGACAAATTGTTGATCATGGATTCAGATACCATCATGGAATTGATGACTTTTGTTGCAACTCGCGAATCTTTTGCTGCGGAAGAAGGTAGTCATGATGATTTGGCTATGACTCTAGTGCTTTTTGCCTGGTTTATAGCTCAAAGAAACTTTAGGGAATCTTTGAGTGGCGACATTCGTAGTGTGCTTCAAAAAGAGCAACTAAATATATCACAAGAGGACATTGTCCCCTTTGGTGTGGTAGATGATGGTTTAGATCGCATAGATTTGATGGATGATATTGACAGACAAGAAAGATTATGGGTTGAGGAGAGACGATTAAAAGCGCCATTAGATAGTTATGACTATGATTGGAGAGGTCGCTGGTGAAAACTGTAATTTCTATAAATATTTGATACAAGCATCAAAGATCTCTACTTCTGAAAGGAGTAAACAATGGCATTTCAATTGAGTCCGGGCGTAGTTACTACTGAAATTGACCTAACTACTATAATTCCTGCCGTCTCTACTACAAATGGCGGTTTTGTGGGTGATTTCGAATGGGGTCCAGCCAATACGATCATAACCCTTGATAGTGAAAACACCCTTGTCAACATTTTTGGCAAGCCAACAAATAATTCAGCTATTTCATTCTTTTCTGCTGCAAGCTTCTTGGCATATGGCAACAACTTGAAAGTTGTTCGCGCAATCAATTCTAGCTCAAAAAATGCTACAGCAAACGGAACTGGTGTATTGATCGAAAACAACGATCAGTGGTTCAATACATACAGAGCAACAACTACAGCAAATAGTGGCTGGGGTAATACCAATTTCATTGGAGTTGCCGCAAGACATCCGGGTGCCCTAGGAAACTCAATCAAAGTAGCATACTGCCCAGCAGGAAATGCATCGCTATTCTCATCTTGGGCATATAGCTCATTCTTTGATGCTGCACCAGGTACATCACAATATGCTGCTTCAAAGGGAGCAGCAAACGACGAAATTCACGTTGTTGTCATTGACGCAACAGGTCAAATCGCAACGGGCGGAACCCCAGCGGGTACAAATGCTGCTGGTGCAGTTCTAGAAACTTGGAAAAATCTATCAGTCGCATCTGACGCTAAAAACTGGGACGGTTCACCAAACTTCTACGGTGATGTTCTGGCTTCTCAATCAAACTGGATTCGTTGGCTATCACATCCTGCTAACACAACAAATTGGGGAACAGTCGCAACAAGCGGCGTAACATATGTTGGTGTTGGTGGATTGTCATCTGGCGTAGCAAATGGAACAACGCTATCTGGTGGCGTATATGCTTCAGCAACCGATGCAAATAAGCAAGTTTCTTGGGATAAACTAAAAGACGGCGATTCAGTTGATGTTTCATTGTTGGTTACTGGTGATGCAAGCGGAACCGTAGCACAATATATCATCGACAATGTCGCTGAATATAGAAAAGACTGCGTTGCATTCTTGTCTCCACCTTCAGCTAACGTGGTCAATAATCCAGGTAGCGAAGTAACTGCAATTACCACACAAAAGAACACAAACATCAATCGTTCATCTTCTTATGCAGTATTTGATTCCGGTTGGAAGTACATGTTCGACAAGTACAACAACGTGTATCGTTGGATCCCTCTAAATGCAGATATTGCAGGACTATGCGTTCGTACTGACACCACAAATGATCCTTGGTTCTCTCCAGCCGGTCTAAATCGTGGTCAGATCAAAAATGTCGTAAAGCTTTCTTGGAATCCAAACAAGACAAATCGTGATGATTTGTATAAGATTGGTGTAAATCCAGTCGTTGCGTTCCCTGGTGAAGGAACGGTATTGTTTGGTGACAAGACAATGTTGACTAAGCCTTCAGCATTTGATCGCATTAACGTTCGTCGTCTATTCATTGTTCTTGAGAAAGCGATTGCTACAGCAGCAAAGTATTCTCTATTTGAATTCAACGATGAATTTACACGTTCACAATTTGTCTCTCTAGTTGAACCATTCTTGAGAGACGTACAAGGTCGTCGTGGAATTTATGATTTTAGAGTTGTTTGCGACGAAACAAACAATACTCCAGAAGTTATTGATCGTAATGAATTTATTGGCGACATTTACATCAAGCCTGCACGATCAATCAACTTCATTCAATTGAACTTCGTTGCTGTTAGAACTGGCGTAGCATTTGAAGAAATAGTTGGAAGATTCTAATAAATAGAAAAGAAAACGGGAGTATTTTAGATGCCTTTTAATATTCAAGAATTTCGCACAGCAATGAATTATGATGGGGCAAGACCAAATCTGTTCGATGTAAGCTTGACCCTTCCTGCTGGTATTCCTGGAGCTGCTGGTTTTAGTCGTGAATTCACGTTCATGTGCAGAACTGCGCAGCTACCTGGATCATCAATTGGTTCAGTAGTTGTACCATACTTTGGTCGTGAAGTAAAGTTTGCAGGAAATAGAGTGTTTCCTGATTGGGCAGTTACGGTAATCAATGATGAAGATTTTCTAGTCAAGAACTCATTTGAAAGATGGCTAAGTGCTATCAATCAGCACGAATCAAATAGAAGATCACCAACTTTTGTGAATTCAAGAAACTATTCAGTACAAGCAACTGTTAGACAATTTGGAAAAACTGGATTTCCTATCAAAACATACAAGTTTGTAGGAATGTTCCCAATTGATGTTTCACCAATCGATCTTGATTGGGGTGCAAACGATACAATTGAAGAATTCGCAGTAACATTCCAATATCAGTACTGGTTGTCAGATACTACTGACGGTAGAGCATAATTTTTTTGCATCTTATATCATGATATTTTTGAAGGGAAAAGTAAATGGCTAATTGGAAGTTATTTGGGTTTCAAATAACAAACGAAAAGACCAAGAAACAGGAAGAGCCAAAAGACATTTCTAACATAACAGAAAAGTCTTTTGCTCTTCCTCAAAATGACGACGGTGCCGTTACGCTTCAGACAGGGGCGTATTTTGGCACCTATGTCGATTTGGAAGGTGTTGTTCGTAACGAAATCGAACTCATCACACGCTATCGTGAAATGGCAATGCAGCCAGAACTTGAAACTGCAATTGATGACATCGTCAATGAAGCAATCGTCATGCAGGGTCATGAAGAGCCTCTAACAATCAATCTTGATGATCTAAAAGTATCTGATACTATAAAAAAGAGAATTCGCGAAGAATTTGAAAATATTCTTAGAATGTTGAACTTTGGTAATATGGGTTCAGAACTATTTCGTCGTTGGTACATCGATGGAAGAATGTTTTATCATGTTGTCATTGATGAAACTAGACCAAGAGATGGTATCAAGGAATTAAGATATATTGATCCAAGACGTATTCGTAAAGTTCGTGAAATTCAAAAAATGAAAGATCCTGCAACAGGCGGCGATATCATCAAGACGGCTCGCGAATACTATCTCTATAATGAACGTGGTATTATTGGCGCACATTCAAATCTTGGTATGAGAATTGCACCAGATGCAATCGTCAACGTAAATTCTGGTTTGATGGATTCTCGTCGTGCAATGGTTCTATCATATTTGCATAAGGCCATCAAGCCACTAAATCAGTTGCGTATGGTCGAAGACGCAACTGTCATTTATCGTCTATCTCGAGCACCAGAACGTCGCGTGTTCTACATCGACGTAGGCAACTTGCCTAAGGTCAAGGCTGAACAATATCTTCGCGACATCATGGTCAAGTATCGTAACAAGCTTGTGTATGACTCAAGTACGGGTGAAATTAGAGATGATCGCAAGCATCTATCAATGCTTGAAGACTTTTGGCTACCTCGCCGTGAAGGTGGTAAAGGTACAGAAATTCAAACTCTTCCAGGTGGTCAAAATCTTGGCGAAATGGAAGATGTCAAATACTTTGAACGCAAGTTATACAAGTCTCTTGGCATTCCAATTTCTCGTTTGGAAATGCAACAAGGTTTCTCTATTGGTAGAGCATCTGAAATTACAAGAGATGAATTGAAGTTCTCAAAGTTTGTGTTTAGACTTCGTAACAAGTTTTCAACTTTGTTTGATGAAGCTTTGCGTGTGCAACTATCATTGAAGGGAATTTGCACAGTCGAAGAGTGGGATTATTTCAAGGAAAATATCTATTACGATTTTATAACGGACAATAATTTTGAAGAGCTAAAGAAAGCAGAATTGATTCAAAATCGTATAACGGTACTTCAATTTGCAGATCCTTATATTGGTAAGTATTTCTCTACTTTATGGGTTCGTAAGAACATTCTGAATCAAACAGATGATGAAATACAAGAAATTGATCAACAAATTGCTGTTGAACAACAAGCGGCCATGGAACAACAAATGACTCAACAACAAGCGATGGATCAACAAATGCA